GAGCCAACGGATTGGCTATTTCAAGTGGTCTAACGCCAAGAGAAATGCTTGGATTGAGCGCCATAATCAAATTCCTCCAGGTGGTTGAACAACCATATATGATGGCACGTTAGAATAACCACCAGTATTTACCATTTGCATAGCTTGATTTCTTTGCAAAGCGTTAAGCAACGCATTGCCTTGGGTATAGTTTAGGTAAGTACCTAAGCCACCAGTTAAAGCGTTAGCCGCGCCAACTTGGCCAGCCGCTTGAGCTGCGCCAGCACCAGTTATTAAATTACCCACATTTGTGCCGTATGTACCTAATGCACCACCAGCGCTAGTTGCGTAGTTCTGACCAGCTTGGCCAACTAAATTAGTGGCAGTTTGACCGATACCAGACAACGCTGCTTGACGGTTGTACAACTGGTTCTCACGCGCCACATCAGTGTTGTAGCCAGTTAAAGCACGGTTGTATGCGTTGCCAAACTCTTGTGAACCCATCTCTTGACCGTAGCGTTGCGCGGCTCTTAAAGCGCCACCAGAGATTAACCCGCCACGGGCAGCTGCTTGGCGATCAAGCGCTTTCTGGCCTTCTGCCAAACGAAATGCGTAGCCTGGGTCAGCTTGATAATCGCTTGCGCCAAACTTAAACGCGCCAGGCACGTTGCCAGCCGTGCGTTGCATTTCAGCTAATGCGTTATAGCCAGCCGTGCGATAAGGCGCTTGGTCTTCGCGGGTTTTCTCAAACATTTCGCGTTGCAACGCGACTTGTTGATCAGCAACTTGCTTTTGCACATCAGAGGCTTGAGCCGCTGCACTAGCTTGTGTTTTAGCCGCGCTTCTAGATGTACTTGCGCCGACTACAGCTGAACCTACTATTGCTGTTGCTACCCATGTCATGGCTTTTCCCCTTGTTCCGCAAGTTTAAGCGGTGTGTTAGTTGAAGAAATTAACCCCATATCATCATAAGTTGGGGAAATTACCTCTTGCTCAATTTTATCTAAATCAGACTCGTTTTCAAACTTTGTTAGATGGACTGTTGTCCAAATAGTATCTTCTTCAGCGTATACAGCGCGTTTTAACCCAACTTCAGAGATAAAAGTGCATGGCGCTACCAAATGCTTGTCGCCAAACTCAGTAAATACTTTGACTCGGCCCTTGGAAATAAAGTTCAAATGCGGATGTTTATGAATCTTGCCAATAACAAATGAACCCTTTGGCAGAAAGATTTCTCTAGCGTATGTGCTGCACCCATACTTTTCGTCTTTGGGTGTGAAGTAGTGTTTTAAAGTGCAGTCTTCCAACGCAGATTGAGCGACACCGCTGTCAATCATTTGTTGCATTTCTTGTTGGGCTGCAAGCACAGTTTCACGAAAACGCACCTTGACTGGCGCGTTTGGCACAACGTCAAAACCCTTGCCGTAGGTTACACGCATTAGGTCACCTCACGTCCAGAAACGCGAATGTTGATTGCGCTGGCTGTGCCTGCAATTGTACTGATAAAGTCGCCCGCGCCAAGGACTTGGCCAACCAGTTCAGGGAACGTGTAGACCTCAGACGCTTGCAAGGTCTTGGTCTTGGTGATCAAGTTGGTGTTACCCGCAGAACCAGCAACAGTAACCAAGTTCACGCTGATCGTGGCGGCAGACGCGCTGATGTTAGTCGCTGTGAACTTGTCAATGATGGCTGTAACGCCAGTCGCTGTGTACTGGGTTGTTTGGGCGTTTTCGGCAAATTTAGCCGGTACGAGGACTTTGACGGTGACTGTCATGGTTTACTCCAATAAGAGGCAATTGTTAGCGGCTTGTTGCATGATGACCCAATTAGTGCCGTCAGACACCATTGTCGCCCAATTTCCTACAACTGCCAAGAGGATTGCTGTGCCAGCAGTCGTGCTGTCAATTGGCACAACATTGCTTGACGCTGACACTAGGGTTTGTGCCTGCATGTTTTTAAACGTCAACGTGCGGCCAGTCCATGACGAGGCCGCAGGCAACGTTACTGTACAAGTCGATCCTGACTTGTTGTTGATGTACCAAATCTCACCGTTGGCAACCGTAAAGTCAGCGGTCTTGGTGACTGGTGCGCCAACACCCATATAATCTGTATTGGCCACGGCGGCAGAAATTGCCGTGCCGTTGCCTTTAAGCAGGCCAGTAATTGTGGTGGTCAGCGTGATTGCTGGCGTAGTGGTAGCAGTGGCCACCGTACCAGCAAAACCGTTGGCCGACACAACAGAGGCGCTAGTGACCGTACCTGTACCATAGGGCAGTGCAGGAATGTCAGCGGCCACCAAAGCCCTGAACGTAGGCACACCCGATGAGCCGTTGGGCGCGGCCAACACATAATTGGCAGTCTTGGCGGCATACGGGTTTTTTGTGTCGCCATAACCCGCTGCAAGGCTGATGTCTGGCGCAGTGCCACCAGAAGACTCTACGGGTGCTGTGGCCGTCACCGCCGTGACTGTACCTAATGATGGCGGGGGCAGTATATTAAGTGCTTGAATTTGTTTTTGTAATTCAGCAACCTGAGACAGCAGCCCAGAACAACAGTCAACAAGACCCGCTGCTTCAATTTGCTTGATTAACTCAACGCTTAAATCAACTGGCAGAGGCTGGGTTTCAACTTCCTGCGCGAGCGCTTGCAAAGCAGCATCGTAAGATGCAATTAAGGAAGCTGTATCAGTGCCAAGTTTAACGTCATCTATTGTTGTCGCGGCGTTCAACAATGACAAGAAAAACAAATACCAAGCGCGGTCAATTAAACCCGTGCGAGAGTCGATCAGCGGCACTCGCGGTGGCGTGATCGGCGTTGGTATAGCAATAGTACTAGGCATTCGTTGGACTCAGAATAAGTTCTGCGCCCATGATTGCAATCTTCACAGGGTCAGTGCCAGACACTTCATAAACACGGTCACGCAACTTAGTCGTCATGCCCAAACGCCGCCAGATTACACGTTTGTAATACTCGCCAATCTTACCCATGGACTTCCAATGTTCGTTAGACCATGTATGGCCGCCATCATCTGAGAAGCGCAACATAACTTGAGAGTTGCTGCCCTGACCAAGGTTTAGGCCAACGCCAGATTCGCAGTCAAGTTGCAGTGTGTGCTGGGCCGTGCGGCGCAGATTGTTCTGGCCGGTTGGTAGCGCGCGCCATGTGCGTAGCCACTTCTGGATGCCGCCGTTGTCGCTGAAGTCATCCAGATCAAAGGCGTAGATGTTGCCGTTTTCAAAGTCGCCAATGACAACCTTGTTGTTAAACGCCATCTGACAATTGCCACGGTGGCGTGTAAAGTTGCCGTCAGTAAATCCTGCACGCTCATGCCAGGCTTGTGTGGCTGCATCGTAAACCCAAGTTGTATCGGCACTAGGGAAAACCAGTACATAGAAACTGTGGCCATCTTGCTGATATGTGTACGCAATAGCGTCCGATATATCATCGTATTGTTGGATTTGCCACTCAACAGCGTGTGTGGAAATGCGAACACCGGTGTAACCGTTGGCGCGGTAGACAATACCTTCACCACGGCGGTCACGGCCAAGCCAGAACAGACCGTTGTCCATTTTGGCCACAGAGTAAGGGGCAGCACAGCCCAACTCATTAAACGCGCCTTGGATGCGTTGCAAGGGGAAGTCTGTGGCGCCAGAGTCAAACCAGACTTCAATCGAGTTTGTGCCAAAAGCCCAGACCTCGCGGAAGTTGGCGGCCACGGCCACCAAACCGTCAGGAGAGCCTTCGGTGCTAGCGAACTCTAAAGGGTCAATTGACGTGCCATCTAACAATGCCGTAATCCATAACTTCTGGCTGTTTGGTTCGTTGAACACAAAGTAGCCATCCAAATAGCAAACAGTTACAGCGCCTGGAAAGTCTGGATCAGTAATCTGACCAAAAGCGTTTGTCGTGTTGTCGTAAATGTAGCTGGGGCCATTGGCCGCAATGAACAGCTGCGTGCCGTTGTCAGCCAGACTGACGGGGCCAGTACCGGCCACCGTGCCAATCAACGTAGCCACATACGAGGTGTTGATTTTGTACAGTTGTGTGCCAGAAATAACAAAAGCCGTGCTGTCGCTGGACGAAAACGCCCACAAGCCACGGATTGGGCCGTTGCCAATAGTGTTGAGTAACTTAAGGCCAGGGGCGCGGTTTAAGAACGCAGGCTCTTTACCGGCCTCTGGGACGATCTCTGGAAACAGATTGACCATCCGAGCGTCTGCCGCATTGACAGAACGCGCTACATAAGTAGAGCCAAGAATCGGCGTCTTCATTAGTAGTTACCGGCATAGATGTTGAAACGCTGGCGGTTGGCCACCAATGCGTAAGGCAGCGCCATCACATCATCAGGGTTGTTGATGCGCTTCAAGTCACGCTTAGAAGTCATCGCAATGCGCTGCACTTGTGGGCTTGGCTCAACGCCAAACTCAGGGGCAAACTCCATAGCCAAATTGTATGTAAACGCACGCAGATAGCCTGGTGGGTAATACAGCACCGTGGATAGTGTGGCGGGGCGATTTAGTTCTTCAACCGATACAAAGTGAAATTCCAAGTCTTGCGTTGGCCTTGGATAAAGATATATCTCAATATCAGGAAACGTCATGTTGACCCACATCACTTGTGGGTAGGTGGACGTTACGGTCTTAACAGCAATACCGTTGTACTGCTGTTGGTTAATCATTTTGATGCCATAAGACACGCCGTTGTTTGCTTTAAAGTACGTAGCATCATCAAGCAAAATAGGGCGAAGGCCAACAAAGTCACCAGTTGGGCCAAGGGTGCGGCTAATTAAGCCTGCTGGCCATGTAAAGACTTGATCTTGTGTGCAAAACACGGCTAAACGCTCTGTGTTCCACGAATCAATCATTTGATTGAACGCCATCAAGGCGTCTTGTGACGTAGCCGCAGAGGGCGTCTCACCTTCAGCAAGCACACCGAGAAGTCTAAGCGCCCGTTCGATTTGTTGGCCAGCGGTGTACGTTGTCATTTTTAAACCTCTGCAGTGGTTTTTCTACGGCGTTTAACTTCCAGCACGTTTACGGGAGCCGCTTCAGTTTCAGAAGGCGTGTCTGGATTATAACGAGTCCAGCCATTTCTTTCATCCATTTCAACCTCAGACTCCATTGTTGCAATCTTTGCGCCGTGGATGGGGTGTGTCAATGTAATGTTCATAATTTAAGAATGGGGGTGATTAGCCCCCATTTGGTTTACAGAACGTGGATAACTGCAAAGTTGATTACAAAAGCTTCAGACAGCGAACCGCCCGAAAGGTTGCGAATTGTGATTACGCAACTTCCTGTGGTTTTGCTAGAAATCCAGCAGTTGTAAGCACCAGCGGTAGCGCCAGAAGACACGCTTAAAATAATAACGTCTTTTTCGCTGATTGTGCTGTTGTTCAAAGTGAATGAAACGTTTGTGATGTTTGCCAAAGAGGCGCCGTTCAGTGTGATCTGACCAGCAGACTTGTTCAGCGTGACCGCTGTGGACTTGTCTGTCAATTGAGTCACTGTGCCGCTTGCTTCTGCGGTATAGCCC